ATCTGTTTCTTGCTGGTTCCACTCTCATACCGACCCACAATACGACAACGACAGCGGCGTTCTTCCTCTGGTATATCCTATTTCAGAAACATAAAGTCTGTGCAATCCTGGCGAACAAGGCTCCAATCGCTCAAGAAATTCTTGGCAGAATTCAACTCATGTACGAGAATATACCCTCCTTTATTCAGCAGGGTATTGTAGAATGGAACAAGCGATCCATCACCCTTGAGAATGGATCACGTATTCTCGCCGCGGCGACCAGTTCAAGCGCCATTCGTGGATTCTCACTTTCGATGGTGTTCATGGATGAGTTTGCCCACGTCCCAAATAACATTGCTGAAGAGTTTTTTACCTCAACCTTCCCCACCCTTTCATCGGGAAAAGAAACAAAAATCCTGATGGCGTCAACACCAAATGGTCTGAACCATTACTGCGAATTCTGGACCAAAGCGATCAATCACGAAAATGACTTTGTACCGATTGAGTACACCTGGGACAAAGTACCTGACCGAGACATGTTGTGGTTTAAGGAACAACACCGAACCCTCGGTGAACAAAAGTTCCGACAGGAAGTACTCTGTGAATTCCTTGGATCGTCCAACACACTCATTTCAGGCGCCAAACTCGCCATAATGATAATGAGTCACAAGCAGCCCATTTTTGTTGAGGGATCATGGAAGGTCTATGAGCAACCCAGACATGACCACGGGTATGTGATTTGTGTCGATCCCGCAAGGGGATTGAACCAAGATGCGTCCGCCTTCTGGGTAATCGACATTTCTCAGATACCTTACAGGGCAGTAGCACAGTACAGCAGTGCTTCTATTAACCCCATTGTGTTCCCGAACTTGATTTATAATGCCGCGATTCGTTATAACCATGCGTTTGTTCTCGTAGAAATCAACGATAACGGACAGCAGATCGTGGATATGCTGCATTATGACTTAGAGTATGAAAACATCTTCAAACTCGAAAGCTCACAGAAACAGGGGGCTAAGATTTCTTCTGGATATAAGAAAACGATGCGATTGGGTCTCCGCATGACAGAATCCGTTAAGCGCATTGGGTGCCTGAACCTCAAGACATTGATCGAGCAGGATAAGCTCTTGCTGGACGACTTTGCGACAATCTCAGAACTCAGCACATTCACTCAGCAGTTACAGACGTTCAAAGCGGAATCAGGTAAGCACGATGACCTAGTTATGTGTCTTGTTATGTTTGCGTGGTTAGTCACTCAAAAGTATTTCCGCGAATCTCAGGGAGCAGCAATCGACATCAGGAAAGCTCTTGAGGATGAGCAGATGGCCATGACGGAAACGGACCTTGTACCTTTCGGAATTATAGATACGGGATTAGAAGACCCCTTTACCGTTGAAGATGGAGAACTGTGGGTGACAACACGGGGCATGGATCAGGATGAGATGAGGAATTTCATGGTTAATTATGTCAAAAGGTCGCAGGGTCTATGAAATCACGCAATTCATAAATAACTGCACGAACTAAGTTCATAATCTTTATTACTCTTCCCATGAAGGAGCACCACTATGTCTTTTCAACTCAGCCCAGGCACAAATATTTCCGAGGTTGACTTAACTACAGTCATTCAGACTATCTCTGTAAGCGCAGGGGCTATTGTAAGTCAATTCACTTGGGGACCAGTAGAAGTGCGTTACCTGGTTGATACGGAAGTCAAATTACGCAATACGTTCGGACTTCCTAATTCCAACACCTTCATAGGATTCTTCTGTGCCGCGAACTTCCTTGCATACGGCAATCAACTTCGCACGACACGCTCTGCAAACACACTCTCGTTCAACGCAGTAGCAAACACAGCAGCAGCAGCCCCTTTGCAGATCAAGAACGAAGATGTCTATGAACTGAACTATTACACTGGACAGGGTGACTTCGGACAGTTTGCCGCTCGCTATGCGGGTGCTCTTGGTAACAACCTCAAGGTTTCTGTCTGCGGAAGCGCGAATGTGTTCTCAAGCAACGCAACCCTACAAGCAGGAGCAACTGCGAATGCCGCGAGCATTGGAGCCACGACAGTAAATACGTTGGGAAACTCCTCCACCCACGTCCGTCCTGGTGATTATGTAAAGTTGGGCACGAACCCCTACCTCCAGGTCGCGTCAGCGAATTCCCTTGCAATTGTATTGTCAAGTGCCTTAACTGTAGCGATCACCGCTCCAACGATGATCCTTCGCAAGTGGGAATATGCCGATCAGTTTGATTCCGCTCCTGGTACGTCCAGCTACGCAGCAGGTAAGGGTGGAGCGAACGATGAATTGCACATCATTGTCCTTGACGAAGATGCTGGTTTTACAGGTACAGCAGGATATGTCCTAGAAAAGTATCCGTTCCTCTCCAAGGGTAGCGATGTCAAGTCGAATGACGGATCATCGCTATACTACCCAACAGTTCTCTTCAACAGTTCGCGCTATATCTACTTCGGAGACTTTGACCCACTGGGAACTAATTGGGGCAACACTGTCACAGGAACGACTTTTACAGATGTGACTGTAGCGGGACGTTTCAGCCTCACAGGTGGAACCGATCAGACTGTCACAGATGGTGACTTGCAGCGTGGTTGGGATTTGTACAAGAACGCTGACATCGTTGATGTCAGTCTCTTGGTAGCAGGAGAAGCTGATGCGACTGTCAGCACATACATCATCAATAACCTTGCTGAAGTGCGCCGCGATTGTGTAGCGTTCCTCAGTCCTTCACGCGACAGCGTGGTCAATAACGTTGGATTTGAGTCGGATTCTGTTGTGACGTTCCGTAACTCTCTTCCATCGTCCAGCTATGCAGTCCTTGATTGCAATTGGAAGTATCAGTATGACAAATATAACGATGTCTACCGCTACATTCCACTGAACGGAGACATCGCAGGACTCTGTGTTCGTACAGATGCGACCCGCGATCCTTGGTTCTCACCAGCGGGATATGATCGTGGACAGATCAAGAATGTCATTAAGCTTGCTTGGAACCCAACACAAGCGGAGCGCGATAACCTCTATAAGAGCGGAATCAACCCAGTCGTCTCCTTCCCTGGTGATGGTACGATCCTTTACGGAGACAAAACATTGTTGAGCAAACCAAGTGCATTTGATCGAATCAATGTACGTCGTCTGTTCATTGTGTTGGAAAAGTCGATTGCTCGTGCATCAAAGTTTAGCTTGTTTGAATTCAATGATGAATTTACACGCGCCGCATTCCTTGCACTTGTGAACCCATTCCTACGCGATGTACAGGGGCGTAGGGGTATCTTTGATTTCCGTGTTGTGGCAGATGGAACGAACAACACACAACAAGTGGTCGATGCCAACCAGTTCATTGGAGACATCTACATTAAGCCTGCACGAAGCATTAACTTCATACAACTTAATTTTGTTGCTGTAAGAACCGGAGTTTCCTTTGACGAAATTGTGGGAAAGTTCTAGATAGAACTACTTAGTGCGGGAAATATGAACAGTCTTTATCATGGACGAGTGAAATCCGCGTATGGTTATCAAAGAGTCACATAAATAACTTGCAGATGCTTCCCTGGAAAGAGAACCGCGCGAAGGGCGCATAACGAAGGAGTATTGCCGTGAGCTTCAATGTCTACGAATTCCGATCACAAATGCAGGGGGATGGCGCACGTCCAAACCTCTTTGAAGTGCAGCTATCATTCCCTACATTCATCAATCCGGGTTCTGCAAACCGTAAGTTGTCTTTCATGTGCAAGACAGCATCATTACCAGGGTCCACCCTTGGACATATCCCCGTGATGTACTTTGGACGTGAAACGAAGCTGGCTGGAAATCGCACATTCCCAGAATGGACACTTTCTATCCTCAACGATGAAGATTTTGCAATACGCAATGCGTTTGAGAAGTGGATGAACGGCATCAACCGCCATGTCACGAACGTCCGCGACCAATGGGCAGGAAACTCACTCGGATACGCGACAGAAGCCCTCGTTAAACAGTTCTCAAAGACAGGCGACGTGTTGAAGACATACACGTTCACAGGTATATTTCCTGTTGACGTGTCGCAGATCGATGTGGATTGGGGATCGAATGATACGATTGAAGAATTCTCAGTGACCCTAGCATACCAGTATTTTACAAGTGTAGCAAAAGACAACACTGTTATCGTCTAAAGGACTGGGGCTGCTTCGGCGCCCCGTTTTTTACTTTATTATGCGCTATTTACACCATATTGTACCGCTACATGAGTGGAGAAGGAAAATCAATCCTATCGCTACTCGTCATGACAAAGATTTCAATACCCCGGATAATGTTGTCTGGCTTACGCTGGCACAACATGCTCAAGCCCACCTCCTTCTTTTTGAATTGAATGCTTTTACAGAGGACTTTATTGCAGGAAGAGGACTTGCGGGAATCATTGGGCATGAGGAAGTGGTCTTGGAAGTTTTGAGGATGAATGGCGGGTCAACGAAAGGTCGCAAGAGAACGCCGGAAACAATAGAGAAGCAGAGGATCGCAGCCCAAGAACGATGGAATAGACCAGGGCAAAGAGAAGCACAAAGAGCAAGAAATCTTGGTATAAATAATCCTTGTTACGGTAAACCCCAATCGAAGAAATCAAATAAAAAGAGAAGTGCCACTCAGAGCGGGGTTCCTAAATCAGAGGACCACAAGAAAAAGATTCGTGAAGCCCAGATAGGAGTTTCGAGACCTCAGACAAGAGGGAAACTCAATGGCAATTATCGTCATGGTAAATATACCTAAAGAAAGTTGGTGACTTTTGGCGTGGACATTATTTGGGTACTCATTAGGAAAAACTCCTGATGTAACAAAACTAGAGAATCCTGAGAAGCAAGCCCTCGTCATTCCTCAAGAAAAAATAGATGATGGCGCTATTACGATAACTCAGGGAAGTTATTACGGGACCTACGTAGATTTAGAGGGTTCTGTTCGGAACGAACTGGAACTCATCACCCGCTACCGCGAAATGTCCCTACATCCTGAGTGTTCAGAAGCGATTGAAGAAATCATCACAGAAGCAGTCACGCAAGATGATGATGGTGAAGTGGTGACCATCAATCTCGATAAACTCCTAATCGCGTCAAACATCAAGAAGAAAATCCAAGAAGGTTTTGACAAAATCAAGACAATGCTCAGTTTTCAAGACCTCGGTGAGGACTTGTTCAAGCGTTGGTATGTCGATGGACGACTGTATTTTCAAGTCGTCATTGATAAGTCAAAGCCCAAGGATGGGGTGCTCGAACTCCGCTATATCGATCCTCGCAAAATTCGCAAAGTCCGTGAAATCCTCAAGGACCGCGATCCTAAGACTGGGGTAGAATTCATCAAGGCGATTTCCGAATACTACGTCTACAATGATCGTGGACTTACAGCGCAATCCTATACCGCTTCAGTTAATCAGGGCACCCGTATTGCAACAGACTCCATCGTGTTCGTTCCATCAGGGCTCCTTGATGCGAAGTCCACCATGGTTATCGGTTGGCTGCACAAAGCCATTAAGCCGCTGAACCAACTTCGCATGATCGAAGATGCAATTGTCATTTATCGTCTCTCTCGTGCACCCGAACGCCGCATATTCTACATCGACGTGGGCACACTCCCGAAACAAAAAGCTGAACAGTATCTCAAAGACATCATGACGAAGTACCGTAATAAGCTGGTCTATGATGCGAATACTGGTGAACTCAGAGATGAACGTAAGCACCTTTCCATGCTGGAAGATTTCTGGCTTCCTCGTCGTGAAGGCTCCAAGGGAACGGAAATCACCACACTTCCTGGTGGTGAAAATCTCGGACACATGGAAGATGTCGAATACTTCCAAAAGAAGCTCTACAAGTCTTTGAATGTGCCCATTGGACGATTGGATGCACAGCAAGCCGGTGGTGGAATGGTGGGTCTCGGACGGGTCGCTGAAATCACACGCGATGAAGTCAAGTTCAACAAGTTCATTCACCGTCTCCGTAATAAATTTTCTCGTGTATTCGATGAAGCCCTCAAGCAGCAGATGGTCCTCACGGGGGTCTGTTCTTTGGAAGAGTGGGGAATCTTCCGCGAACAAATTTCCTACGATTTCAAGAGCGACAACAATTTTGCTGAAATGCGTGATGCAGAATTGCTACGTGAACGAGTCACGCTATTGTTGCAAGTGCAACCGTTCATTGGCACATACTATTCCAACATTTGGGTCAAGCGTCATGTCCTGCATCAGGACGATGAGGAAATTGAAGAGATTGCAGATGAAATTGAGGAAGAGACAAAGCGTGGAGAGTTGCCGATTGCCCTTCCTGGTATGGAAGGACAGCAGCCA